TCATTCGCTCTATCTTTTGCAAACCAGCCTGAACCAGCCAGGATCAGCAACGATCAGCTCGGAGGAGCCGTGACCGGTCGAGAGCAGCCCAGACTGGAATCGGCTCGGTATGGGGATGATTCGTTTGGGCCCCAGGTGGAGGCTTGGGCCGCGACCCATCTAATGCCTTTGATGCCGTGGCAGTCGTACGCGGTGTCTGGGATGTTGGAACATGACGGCGGGAAGTTGCGCCGGCGGGAGGCGTTGGTCTCGACGGCCCGTCAGCAGGGCAAGTCTGTTTTGCTGACATCGATGATTGGCTGGTGGGTTACGGAACACGCCACCCGATTGGGGAAACCACAGCACGTCCTGTCGACGGCGAACCAGTTGGATCGTGCGGAGGCTATTTTCACGGCGCTTGCCCCGGTGCTGGTCGAGCGATTCGGTGGGAAGCAGTTGCAGGCCATTGGCCGCAAGAAGGTGACGATGCCTGACGGCTCGACTTGGGAGATTCGTGCCGCAAGCGCTCGACTTCACGGCGGGTCTTACGACCTGATTGTGGTGGACGAGCTGTGGAACATTGCGCCGACCGTCATGGACGACGCCTTGCGGCCTTCGATGATTGCTCGCCCGAACCCGCTGCTTGCTTGCTTCTCGACCGCCGGTGACATGAGCTCACACACCATGATCCACATGAGGGAACAAGCCCTGGCCGACATCGATACCGGCAACCTGACCGACACCTACTTTGCCGAGTGGTCCATGCCGATGGGCGCCGACCCAAAGGACGAGCAGTGGTGGGGCTGGGCCAACCCCGCGCTCGGTACGACCGTCACCATCGAGGCGTTGCGGGCCGCGTCCAAAAAGGAATCGTTTCTACGCGCTCACTTGAACCAGTGGATTACGACCCGCGGCGCGATGCTCGACCCCGGTGTCTGGGACGCCTGCGCGACCACCCGCACCATGCCGCCGGGCGGCGTTCTTGCGATTGACTCGTCGGTTGACGAGGCACGGTACGTCGGCACCAGGGCAACCATGTCCGACGGGCAAGTCATGGTTGACGTCGAGTTTGTTGTGGATTCCGAGGACGCCATGTGGGCCGAGGTTGAGCGCGTCATGGCCGACAAGACCGTGAACCTTGCCGTCACCCCGACCCTCGATCTGCACGTCCCACCCGAGCTGCGCCGCCGGTCAGCCCTCGTCGGCTACGGCGAACTACTCAAATTCACAAGCCTCGTTCGCTCCATGATCCAGGAAGGACGCGTCGTCCACACCAACGCCCGCACCCTGTCCGAACACATGAACCGCGCCGTCGGTGTCAAGACCGCGCAGGGCTACGTCCTGTCCAGCCAGAAATCACCGGGCCCCATCGAGGTTGCCCGCACCGCCGTCTGGGCCATCGCCCTCATCAGCCGACCTCAAACCAAACAGAAACCCATGCTCGTCGTCTCATAGTTGTGTATGGTGTGACTGTTGGTCCCATGTCGGGTGGGGCCACACACTCGAAAAATGGCACTGTTTACACGCAAAGAAACCAAAGCACAGATCTCGCCGGCAGACCCGCAGGTCCGCGCAGCTGTCGGTGGATACTCCGCAAACAGTGCAGGCATCAGCCTTATCGGCCAGTACTACACATACCAGGAAGGCGAGGCCCGCAACCGCGCCATGCAGGTGCCAGCCATCAGCCGCGCCCGCGACCTCCACGCAAACGTCATTAGCGCCATGCCGCTGGTCATGTACCGGGAACGCTGGGACGACGTCAACAAGGAAATGGTCGAGGAAGATCTGGCGCCCCGATCATGGCTGCGCCGCCCCGACCCGTCCATCAGCTATGAGACACTCATGTCGTGGACGTTTGACGACCTGTTCTTCTACGGTCGCGCGTTTTGGTACGTGACCAGCCGAACCCAGGACGGCTACCCCGCGTCCTTCACGCGCCTTCCCACCGGCTCCATCACCACCCCCGACCAGGTTGGCCCGGTTTGGTACGCACCGTCCAACGAGCTGTACTTCAACGGGGAAATGCTCGACCCCGCAAACGTCATCCAGTTCATCGGCTCTAACCAGGGCCTGATCTATTCGTCCGAGCAAACCATCGCCACCGCACTACGCATCGAGGAAGCCCGACTCCGCAACGCGGCTTCATCCATCCCGTCAGGCATCCTGCGCCAGGTGGGTGGCGAACCCCTTAGCGCCCAAGAATTGGCCGACTTGTCGGCCGCGTTCAACGCCGCCCGCGCCTCCAACCAGACCGCCGCCCTTAACGAGTTCTTGGAGTACCAGCCGACCACGGCAACCCCGGACAAAATGCTGCTTATCGAATCGGCCCAGTTCTCGGCGCTCCAAATGGCGCAAATCTGCAACATCCCGCCCTATCTGCTGGGCGTCCCGACCGGCTCGTACGCGTACACAAACAGCCGCGAATCCCGCTGGGATCTCTGGCTGTACGGCACAAAGGCTTACGCCGAAGTCATCTCGTCCACGCTATCGGCAAACAACGTTCTGCCGAACGGCACCTACTGCGAGTTCGATTACGACGAATTCTTGGGCGAAGTCGACATGGCAAACGCAAACGAAAACATTGACGTGAACGTGCCAGCGCCCAACCAAATGCCCCAAGAAAACACCCAGGAGGAATTGGCATGATTCGCTTCACTGCCGACACCATCACCGTCAAGGCCGAACAGGGCGACACCGGCGAACGCCGCATTGACGCCATCGCCGTGCCATACAACGTGTTTGCCACCGTCTCGGGCGGACAGGAAGTCATGTTCAAGCCTGGTTCGCTTCCCGTTGACGGCAAAGCACCCCGCGTTTTCATGTACCACGATTCGACCATGCCGGTCGGCATTGTGGCCGAGCGCGTCGACACGGACGAAGCCATGCTGGCCTCCATGAAGATCAGCCGCACCCAGCTCGGCAACGAGGCCCTGGTGCTCGCCGCCGACGGCGTCATGGACGTCTCAGTCGGTGTAAACCCCATCGAGTTCAGCGAAGACAAGCAGGGCCGCATCACGGTCACAAAAGCCGAATGGCTGGAATTGAGTTTGGTACCCATCCCGGCGTTCGCTGGTGCTACCATCACAGAAGTAGCTGCGCAAGCGGCGACAGATCCCGACGAACCCACAACCCCAGAAGTTCCAGAGGAGGAACCCATCGTGGAAGCCACACCCGCACAGGCAGAGGTCGTCGAGGCCGCAGCCATTCCGACCCCCGCCCTGCCCGCGCAGGCAAAGCGCAAGTTCGACCTGCCCACCCCGGGCGAGTACCTCGCTGCGTACCACATCGGCGGCGAAACGTTCCGCAACGTCGCCGGCGCAGTCAAGGACTTCGCAGACTCCCGCAAGTCCGCCTTCCAGGCAGCCGCAGGCGACACGCTCAGCAGCGACACCCCGGGCCTCTTGAACCAGATGGTGCTCGGACCTGTCTTCCAGGATCTGAACTACATCCGCCCGGTCGTCGCGGCCGTGGGCGCTCGCGCGATGCCCGACGGCGGCAACCAGAAGACGTTCATCCGCCCGACCTGGACCACCCACCCGTCAGTGGCAGCCCAGAGCCCGGAGCTCAACCCGGTGTCGGCAACCACGCCCGTCATCGCGTCCAACGTCATCAGCAAGACGACCCTCGCCGGACAGGTCACCCTCTCGGTGCAGGACGTCGACTTCACCAGCCCGGCCGCGATGGAAATCATCCTGCGCGATCTCGCAGGCCAGTACCTCCTCCAGTCGGACAACGTGGCCGCTGACGCCATCGTCGCTGGAGCCCAGGCATCGGGCGCAACGTGGACGGTCAACCAGACCGACCCCACCAGCCTCATCACGGCCCTCTACGGCGCCGCAGTCAACATCCTGACCGACACCAACTTCCTCCCGGACCACATCTTCGTGGCACCGAACGTGTGGGAATTGCTTGGCCGTCAGCTCGACGCCGAGAAGCGCAACGTCTTCCCGTACGTCGGCGCAGCCGGTCTCATGGGCGTCAACGGTGCAGGCTCCGCCAACATCACCCAGGCAAACACGTTCAACCCGTTCGGCCTCAACCTCGTCGCAGACCGCAACTTCGCATCGAACACGATGGTGGTTGCCCGTGGTACGGCCATCGAGTTCTACGAGCAGATCCGCGGCCTCATGTCCGTCGAAGCCCCGTCGACCCTCGGTCGCACGTTCAGCTACTACGGCTACGTCGCCACGTTCATAGCGGACGCCGACCAGGTCCAGAGCATCGCGCTCGCCTGATTCACGCCAGGTTAAGCCATGTCGGAGATTGCGTACGTCGTTCGGGCCATGCGCCTGGACGACTACGCAGTCGTCCAACTGCTGACTGACACCGACGTCACCGTCGGCCAGGAAGTTGAAATCTCGGGCGTTAGCGCGTCATTCAACGATTCCGGTGTAATCGTCACGGCCTTGCCGCAGTACGAATTCATCGGTGTTGACAACCTCGGCGAACTGCAATTCAACTACGCAAACCCCATCGCCAATCAGGTCCTGTACCAAAACCCTGGCACAGACGTCATTTACTATGCCGTCGAGCCTTATGGTTTGCTGGAATGGAACCCTGTTTGCACATGGGTCACCAACGCAATGGTCACCGAATGGCTGGGCATCGCAGTCGCCACCGCTAACGACACCGCGTTCATCACAAAGTGCGTGTCGGCCGCCAACGCGTTTGCGTATCGACGCCGGCAAGAATCGGGTTACCTGACCGACGAACTGTCAACCAGCCCTGGCGGCGACGTCACGCTTGGCACCATCATGTACGCGGCGTTGCTGTACCGCGAGCGCGGATCCGCAGACTCGTTTGCATCGTTTGACTCGATGGGCACCATCCCGGTCCCGTCCGCCCTCGGCCGCATCCTGCAGCTGCTGGGCGCCGGTCGACCGCAGGTGGCGTAATGACCGTGTCAGGCATCCTCTGGGATGCTGTCGACAAAACCAAGACGGCGCTCACCGCGCTGAATCTCGGCTACGAGGTCGTCACCGATCCGCGCAACGCTCGACCGATGACGTTCTTCATCGAGTTGCCTACCGTGGAAGCGTTTACATACAACGTGGGTGACATCACGCTGCGCATCCGCATTTGTGCACCGCCTCCCGGCAACCAGGATGCCAGCAACTGGCTGCTTACGCAGGCAGACGCCATCATGAATAGCTCGATAGCCGTGACAGACCTACGACCGTCTGTCATGATTATTGGAGGCGGGCAAGAACTGCCCACCTACGATCTGACCGTACGGGTTTCCGTCCGGCGAAACTGAAAAGGAACCCCATGTCGACCAGCACCTTCCTCTCCAACGCCACGGTGAACATCACCCAGGGCGTCACCACGACCGACCTGTCCGACCAGTGCCGTTCGGTCACCATCACCACTGGATTCGACCCTCTGGAATCCACCGCGATGGGTGACACCGGCCACCGCTTCGTGCAGGGCCTCCAGTCTGTCGAAGTCAGCCTGGAGATGTACCTGTCGTACGGCGCCTCCGAGGTCGAGGCCATCCTGTACAGCTGCGTCGGCACCGGCACCACCACCCTGGTGATCAGCCCCAGCGGCACCACCGAGTCGGCCACCAACCCCGAGTACACGTTCACCAACTGCATGTTGGAGTCGTTCACCCCGGTCGCCAGCACTGTCGGCGAGTTGGCGATGGTCACCGCCGTGTTTACTGGCGGCACCTGGGCCCGCGACGTCTCGTAACCCAGCCAAAACCGAGGGAGAAGAAAATGCAGCTCCACTTGCACGTCACCACCAACGACGGCGACGACTACACAGTCGCCACCAACCTGTTCGTCATTGTCGCGTGGGAACGCAAATACAAGCGGAAAGCATCGGAACTGTCCGCCGGCATCGGCATCGAGGATCTCGCTTTCATGGCGTTCGAGTCATGCAAACAGTGCAACATCCCGGTGCCAGCCGTCTTTGACGACTACATCAAGAAACTGTCCGCCATCGAGGTTGTGGGGCAGGAAGCCGAAAACCCTTCCTAAAAGGCTCGTACCACCACGCGCTAGCCACCGTCCTTGTGGCTACCGGGTACTGGCCTCCACAGATCCCGTTTGAGGGGCGAGCCTTGTCCACGGTGGTTAGTATTCTCAACGAGCAAGCAAGGAAACAGCGATGACGACCACAGCAAACATCACATTGGTGGGAGTTGAGGACGCCATCAAGGCCCTACGCAAGATCGACCCCGAGTTGCGTAAACAATTCAACCGTGACGCAAAGGACATTGCCCAGCCCGCCATCGCCGCGGCGCAGCAGGCCTACCCGGTCATGCCCTTGTCTGGCATGGAACGCAAATGGGCACCCAAAGGACGCCAGGTATTTCCGTACATCGTCGCCAAAGCCCGCCGAGGCACCAAAGTCAAAGTCGACACGTCCCGCAAAACCACCAACGTCATCCTGATCCAGCAGACCGACCCAGGCGCCGTCGTGTTTGAGACCGCTGGCCGCCGCACAGACAACGCTCTAGGACGCGCACTGGGCGTGGTGGCACCCACAGACACCCGAGTCCTTTCCCGCGCCGTAGAAGCCAACAGGGCGCGTCTGGAAGCAGGTTTCGAGCGCCTGGTGCGTGACGTCATGCGGACCGTTGACAAGGAGACCCGCTAATGGCCATTTCCATTCCCATCATTTCCGAGTTCCAGGACGCCGGCGTCAAAAAAGCCGTCCAGGAATTCAAGCAGCTCGAAGGTGCCGGTAAGAAAGCCCAGTACGCCATCAAGAAAGCCGCCGTCCCAGCCGCAGCCGCCCTGGGTGGGCTTGCCGTTGCCCTGGGTGACGCCGTCAAGGGCGCAATGGAGGACCAGCAGGCGTCCGCCAAACTTGCGTACCAAATCAAAAACCTGACCGGCGCAACCGATGACCAGATCAAGTCGGTCGAGGACTGGATCGGAGCACAGGGCCGCGCCCTCGGTGTCACCGATGATGAACTGCGCCCTGCACTGGCGCGTCTGACCACGCAAACACATGACGTCGAGCGCGCACAGCGCCTGCTGACTCTCGGCATGGACATTGCGGCCGCGACCGGCAAGCCCCTAGCCGCCGTTACTGAGGCGCTCGCTAAGGCTGCGGGAGGCCAGGAAAAAGCCCTGGCAAAACTGTCCCCTGAACTGAAGAACATGATTACGGATGGCGCGGAGCTCGATGACGTCCTGGGTCAACTGGAGTACACGTTCGGCGGTGCGGCAGCAAACGCCGCAAACACGGCACAGGGTAGTTTTAAGCGTCTGTCGGTCAGCCTTGCCGAAACAAAGGAAAGCATTGGCGCGGCCTTGTTGCCTGTGGTCGAGAAGGCGTTGCCTGTGTTGCAGAGGTTTGCCGATTGGGCGCAACAGAACCCCGAAGTATTCACAAAGGCGGCACTGGCCATTGGTGCTATTGCGGCAGCGACGGTCGCTGTCAACGCGGCAATGGCAGCCAACCCCTACGTCATCGCGGCCGCCGGTGTTCTGGCCCTTGCGGCGGCTTTTGCAGAGCTCTATCGACAGCTCGACAAGATCAGCAAACTGGGCGGCACCGTTGCCAAATTGGTTGGTTTGGTTCTCGGCCCGGTGTCTGGCATCCCGGCACTCAACAGCCTGTTCGGTGGCGGTGGTGGTGGCGGTGGATCTCGCCAGGGCGGCGGCGCTGCTATTCCTCGCATGGCTGACGGCGGCATCGTCACCAGCCCTACCCTGGCCCTCATTGGCGAGGCTGGCCCGGAAGCCGTTGTGCCGCTGTCCCGCATGGGTGGCACTGGCGGCGTCACCATCAACGTCAACGGCGGTGACCCCAATGCGGTTGTGGACGCTCTGCGCCGCTACATGTTGCAGAACGGCACCGTGCCCATCCGAGTGGCGAGCTAATGCCAGCCATCACCTACACGTTTGCGCGCATCAACGACGATGGCACCACCACAGCCATCCCAGCTGGGTGCGTCATGGGCGGCACCATTCGCGGCAACAGGCAAAACATCACCGACCCTGTCACCGTGTCAACAGGCACCATTTACGGCCGTTTGCCGTCCTCGATGCCGACCATCAGCATCGGGACAGGTATCCGCATCACCCGGTCTGGCCTGATTAGCGACACCACCGATCTTCGCGTCAACAACTACACGGTGCAATACGGCATCGTCGCCAACGCTGACACCTGGACAATGGACCTGGAAGACGTCCTAGCCGACATTGGTCGCGCACTGGTCACCGTGTCATGGTCTGCCGGCACCACCACCCAAGCCGCCGCGCAGCTCGTCTCCAACGAAATCGGCATCAGCCTCGACGCCATCACCCCAGACCCGTCAGACTCAACGGTGTCGGCACAGTCGTTCACCAACGAAAACGCCATGACTGTCGTGCGGCGTTTGGCGCAAACAGAAGAAGGCCGCGTCTATTCAGTCGGCGCTGTCCTCTCAACTGGCACCACGGAGTGGTATTGGGCGTTCACGGATCGAGACCGTGCCTATACCGACGTCGACGGTGTGTTCCAGGACGGGACGGTCGGCACCCCTGACTACACCACGCAATTCCGTTACGAGCTCAACAACTTTGCTGGCATTGGCGACAACTACGCCGAAAGCGTCACAATTCAGCCGGCAGGGCTTGCCGACCAGACGTCGGGCACCGGGTCCCGTAATTATTCGGCGCAAACATACGACGTTGATACGACGCAGGCTTTGTACAACGCGCAGTACCTCGCCGCCCAACTCGCCGAAACGCTCCCGGGTCCGCGTTCGTTGTCGTTTCTTGCCGAAGCGCAGGACAGCCACCCGAAAACCTGGGGTGACGTCATCACGATTTATTTCCGCGGGTCAACGTATTACGCAGCGGTTATCGGCACTACCGAGACGTTTACGCAGGACTCAACTCGGTTCACGTTTGACCTTGTGCCGGGTGGGCAGGTTGCTTGGCTGAAACTGAACGATTCGGTTCTCGGCAGGCTCGACTACAACAAGTTAGGATACTGACATGGCTGTGAAAACGTTTTCTACGGGTGAGGTGCTGACCGTGTCAGACACGAACACCTACTTGAACAACGGCGGCCTCGTTTACGTCACCTCTAAGACTTGGACTAGCACGTCCAGCGCGCAGCAAATTGATTCTTGCTTTACGTCAACGTATGACAACTATCGAGTGGTCGTTCAGACCGTTGGAAACCAAGCGACACCAACGCCAATTGTGTTTCGGTTAGTTGACGGCATAACGCCGGACACCGCCGCGAACTATTACTACTCCGAGTCCACAACGACAACGGCCGCAACTTTTTCGGGCTACTGGTCTGGTGGTCAAACATACGGTGCTGTCGGCTTTGTCGGGGACGCATTCGGAATGGCAGTTTTTGACCTCATTAGCCCGCAACTGGCAGCGACTACCGGGTGGGCGGCCAATACAACGTCGTTTGGTGCTTCAAACATCAAAAATGGAACGGTAAACGGATACAAAAACACCACCACCCAATACGAAGGTTTGCAGATCTACCCAGCAACAGGTTCGTGGTCAGGGACCATGACGGTGTTCGGGTACAGAAAGGCGTAGTCATGGACGACCGCTACAAAGTTTCCGTGTTGAACGCTCTCACGGGTGAAGTCACCGAACGTGACATGACGCCCGAAGAAATCGCCGCGCTGCCCGAACCCGCCGAACCGCCGGAATGAAAACGCGGTGGGTAATTCCCGCCGCAACCGTGTCCGCAGCCCTCATGTGGCCCGGCAACGCCCACGCCCGCACATTCACCTGCTGGCAGTCCAACACCGCCAACTGGACAATGGAACAACCCGACGCTGACGCCAACGCAGGGTACTGGCCTACCTGGGCCGACTGCGAAGCCTGGAGGCTGGGTGATCCAGGCCCGCAATACGTCTGGTCATACGGCCCAAGCGCCGCCACCACCACTTCCGTGCCTGCCACCACAACCACCGAACCCGCAACGACAACAAGTTCCACCACGACGTCCTCGACAACCACCACCACGTCGACGACAACGACCACGACAACGACACTCGCGCCCGCACCCGCCAATACCACCACCAGCGCACCGGTTCAGTCTTCCACCACAACCACGACCGCCGCGCCGGTGTCCCCCACAACCACGACCTACCACGACGCGACAAGCACAACCCACCCAAGCACAACGCAAACAATTGCGACCATCGCCAGCACGACTTCGACATCTTCATCCACAACACTTCTCCCGGTAGATCCGACACCCGTGACAATACCCAGCACCACCATCGTGCAAACGGATGCCCGCGAGACTCGCGCCGCCAAAGTCATCGGTGCCCAGCTTGCCCCAGGTGTTACACCGCTACAGGCCCAGTCTGTTCTCATCGTCAACGTAGCCATGAACGCCGTGTCCACTATCAGCGCTAGGAGGCGCAATGAAAAATGAACTCAAAGCTCTACCAATGACCCTGCTCGGATCCTGGTACGTCATCATCACCCTGGGCGGCTCGACAAAGTCGGCCGCTATCTGGGGCACCGTTTTTGGTCTTGCTTTACACTTGACCCTGAATCTGCTTGTAAAGGACGACGAATGAACATCATCAAAGACGTGATAGGACGCATGGTGGCCCTGTTTCTGACCTCGGCAGCGGGCGTGGTTACCGGCGCCGCCGCCCTGGCCCCAGAACTCACCATCGCCAAGTCCTGCGCCATCGCCGGCGTGTCGGCCTGCATCGTCGTGCTTCAGAAGTTGGCCAGCGCCAGCCTCGATGGCAACCTGACCAAAGAAGAAGTCGACGCGGCGTTCGGTATCAAGCCGGAGTCCCGCAAGTGACCCGCCCGTACTTGTATTACCCCGCGTGGGACGGCAAAGCCGCCAGCCCGCTGATCCTGAAAGTGGCAGAGCTTTGCCAGAAGCGCTGGGCTGGCACCAAGAACTTGGGCACCTATGTCAACCGTGACATGAGAGGCAAGCCTGGGCAAAAGTCTGTTCACGCCACTGGTTACGCTCTCGACCTCCAGTACAAGGACGAGACGCAGGCCAGGGCCATCTGGGACTATTTCCTTGCAAACAGCGAGACCCTCGGCCTCCAGGAGCTGCATTGGTACGCCTACGGGGATTACGGCGCCGGCTACCGCTGCTCCCGTGGCGAAGGCAAAAAGGGCGTCAAAATCTTCACAAAGGATGACAACGCCGGTTCCTACGAGGGCAACCCCAACTGGCTGCACATCGAGGTCGACAAGGCGATCAGTCCAGCAGACTGGGAAACAAGGTTCAGGGCCACGAAGCCCGCATAGGACGCCCGGCGGCGCTTGGACACGGTGCCGGGAATAGGTGGATGGGGTCGTGCTTCTTCTCCCCGCCCCATCCACCGCCCCCGACCACCCTTCTGTTATGTTTACGGGAGTCATCCAAGTGACAAGGAGAACCATGAGATACTGCAACGTCGGAAACTGCACCGGGTACGCCCTGGTGAACGACAGGTGCATCGAGCACCACCACGCTTACAAAGGCGTCCCGTGCCCGCCCGCGCTCCCGCTTCAGCAGGGCAGCTGGATCCAGCGGTACCTCGACGGCCAGCACGCCAAGCGCGAAGCCATCGCTCGCGTCAGTAGCAACACAGAACCAGCCTTCAGGAGCGCCGCTATGGACGCCCTGCGCCATTTGGTGCGGACGATGCCTGAACTCACCGCAGACGACCTCTGGGACGCGCTGGAGGCATCTGGGGCGCCAGTCCCCCACGAACCCCGCGCCCTGGGGGCCATCATGCAGTCAGCCGCCAAGCTTGGCTTGATTCGCGCCACGGACCGCTGGGTCGATTCCCGCCGCGCCCAGAACCATGCCCGCCCTGTCCGCGTCTGGGCAGCCCAATGATCCCGGTGTGGGGCTACCAGGTCCTACGCTCGGAGGACAAGAAAACGATGGTCCAGATCTTCTGGGATTTGGAAACAGGCTCGATCGTCCACGCACAAGTGTGCACCCGCCGCCAGGCGTGGGGGACGTGGGAGCCGCCGACGGAAGTACAGAAGGTTGATTAGACGTCTATGCCTTGCGTTTACAGTCATCACGCTCGCCATACCGCCCAGCGCCATCCACGCCCGATGGGAGCCTGCACTAGGTCGAGACCTCACCACACGCCTCGCCCAGTGCGAGACCGGCAACAACACCGCGCATTTGACGCGTTCGTACGTCGGTGCGTTCGGGTTTGCAAAACCCACCTGGCGAATGTTCTCGGACACATCCCCGACATGGGCCCACAAGCTCACATGGGATCAGCAAGCCCGCGTCCTCGATAGGGCGTTCTGGTTTGGCTGGGGCAAACAGTACGCAGTCGGCCCCTGGGGCCACGGCTGTTTCAAGCGCCTTTGGAAGATCAGTGCGAAACTTCGCACAGCCGTGTGTAATAATCGTAAACACCAAGTGCGGCGTTGGTGCCGTTTGTAAACAGGAGAAGAAATGCCCAGAGAGAAGAAGTACACCAAGACGATTGCCGTCCGGGTCACCAAAGAAGAATGGGACTTGATCCTGTACGGCATCGAGATTGACGGCCATAAGAACGCCACCGCTTACCTTCGTTCAATGATTGAGCGCGACTGCAAGCAGTTGCACCTCACTTGGACGCAAGCGCAGAAGCGTCTTGAAGCAAAAGCAAAGCGCGACGCAAAGAAGGCCGCCAATGTCAACGCCTAGCATTGCGGAACTTGCCCAGTGGGCCATCCTGGAAGCCGCGCTTACGGACGCGATGGGACCAACGCCCACCGGCGAAAAACTGCGGCTAATTGCATCGGTGCTCATGCGCTTTGAGGCCGAAGTGCTCCCAGCACTGCAGAACCTGTCAGCAGAAATTTGCCGTTTGGAGGTTCAAGCCCATGTCGGATGAACTTGGCGTTTACCTTGTTGGAGCCGTCACTGGCGCCGCGCTCGCCTGCCTGGTATGGATCGCGCTGTGGCGCGGAGGCATCCTGTGAGCCTGGAAAACTACGAACCCGTAGCAGTGCGCCTGTCGCGCCTGCTGACGAACCTGCGAGCCATGCAGCTCGAACCCAGAGTCATCACCCACATGGTCAGCCAGCCCGGTGCAGACATCTGCGTCTTTCGCGCAGAGCTCTGGATAGGCGCCGATCTTGTCGCTACTGGCTGGGCAGAGGAGATTCGCAATCAGGGCAACGTCAACCGTACGAGCCACGTTGAAAATTGTGAGACAAGTTCGGTGGGTAGGTGCGTCGAGAATTACGCCCCGAACCCGGACTGGACAAAGCGTCCTAGCCGTGAGGAGATGAGCAAGGCGTTTACGCCTGACAATTCACCGCCGTCGACTACGGGCTACAAGGATCACAGCAACCCAAGCGCCAATACTGTAGTGCGTGGCCCGATGACTGGCGCCGCCAGCGAGAAGCAGATTGGTTACATCATGGGAGCCTGCAAACGGGATGGCATTGTCCCGCCGGCATGGGTCAAGACCCTGTCAAAGCAGGACGCGTCATCGTTCATCGAGGCCCACAAGAACGGCGAAGCCATTTCCGCGATTCTTGAGCGCCTCGGAAGCGACGAGGAGCCGTTCTAGTGATCGAGTTGCTGTCGTTTGCGGGCTACTCCTGCTTTCTCGTCATCGCGGGAATGTGGCTAGGTGAAATCGGCAGGCGCAACCGTGGGTGAACGCATCCCCGACGCCTCCGAACGCCTGTTCCAGGACGCCGTCGTCAAACTGGCCGCCATGAACGGCTGGGATGTGCACCATGTCCGCGCCGGCAAGTTTGGCAACATCTACAAAACCGATGGCCTGCCCGGTATGCCCGACGTGCTGTTCATCCATCAGAAGTTTGCAGGGATGTTCTGGGCAGAGCTCAAAACAGAGACCGGGCGCCTGTCGCCGTTGCAGAAGCTCCGCATCGAGCAGCTGAAGCGCAACGGTGCAGAAGTGCACATCTGGAGACCCCATCAAATGCAGCAGATTGCGGACAGGCTTGCCGACTGGCGTAAGCACTGATAGAACGCTCAACCACAACTGATCCATGCACGGCCGCGTAGGGGTTTGCACTCTGCCGGTGAATACACGGGAACGTGGGTGTGCGACCATGCCTACAAGCAGGTCGAGCAGCGTCCAAACGACACAAATGCGAACGGTGACTGTCCCGCTACGAACAAACATCTGGCCACCGCAGAGACATACTGAAAGCGCGAGGGGGGTTGCGACCCACCGACTCGATCACACACCAAGAGCAAGCGAACGCAGAGAGCGCGCTAGCCCAAGCGAAGCGCGGGAGTGTTACCCTCCACCCTGGAGAAACACACCATGCCCAAACGCACCAGCGACCCCACCTACCTACGCAACCGAGCCAGCATCCTCGCCGGCTCACCCCTCTGCCACTGGTGCGGCAACGCCCCAGCCACCGAAGCAGACCACCTCATCGAACACGACCGAGGCGGAACCGACGACACTAGCAACCTTGTCCCCTCATGCAAACGTTGCAACGGCATCCGAGGCCAGGCCTACCGAGCCCGACGAGACGCAAGCATCAAAGCACGCCGCGAACAAGCCGTAAACGAAAACGCCAAAAACGGATTTTTTCGTGACGAAAATCAGCC